TTAGGATAATCAGTTTTTAAACGCTTACAAACCTTCTTAAAACTCATAGCTTTAAGAACAGTATTGTTATTAGTTCCCGTTATTATGTACTCATATCTCATGTTATTTCTCTCCTTTTTTTAATTAACATAAGTTAAGTAATTAGCATAAATAATTAAATACTGTCAAGCTATTGCATAAAAAAAAACTTTAGTTTATAATGTTGCAAATATGTCACAAAACCTTACAGACAAACAAAAATTGTTCATTGAATACTTTAGTCAAACAGGCAACGCAACACAGTCTTGCATTAAAGCGGGTTACTCCGAAAAGACTGCCGAGCAACAGGGCTATGAGTTAAAAAACAAGTTAGCTAATCAAATAGATACAGCTACTAAAAAGCTACTTGGATCAGCCGTACCTATTGCGGTGGATAAGTTACGTAAATTGATAGAGAACGACAAGACTACTCCTTCAGTACAGCTTGGCGCTATCAATTCTCTACTAGACAGAACAGGCTACCAAACTACGACAAAGATAGAGGATGTCACAGGTAAGAAGACAGACGAGGAACTAAGACAGGAACTAGACCATCTGCTAGGTACAATGAAGGTTGTGAAACTCAACAACAATGATGATGGGTCTGGCTCTTTAAACTAGCCTCTTAATCCCCCACACAGACACACACATAAGCAAAACACCTATAGTACAGTAGAAGGCTCATCACTCTGATTACCTTCGTATTATGGCTTGAAGAAGGATGTCCACACACACACACGCCTTCCCCTGCTGTTGGCTCATGTGATGCGGTCTGGCTATTAATTACCCCTCCTTTGTTCTCTTTCTCCTACATACATACACACAGACACGAGATAAACATGGTGAGAAACGCCCGTGATTTGACCCCCCACCCCCAAAACGCTATTTGTGTCATTAATCAATGGATAACTCCGCAAACTCATGGGGTATATTTAGTATTAACCTAAGTTAATAGGTTGCATATATAAAAAATTTAAACTATTAGTGCTTATGGTTAAACCTATTACGGATTTAAAAACAATATTGCATTTTAAAAAAGGTAATTATGTGTATAGGTATGTTCTTGTTGATAGGTTTAAAAATACTGCTAAAGTACACTATGGTTTTGATAGTAAACTAGAACAAACTGAAAAAGAATTATTTGCATTAACAACGCCTAGAAAATTACGTAGAAAATATATATTGAAAAATGAATGATGAAGCATTAGCAAGAGCAGTAGAGATTGCTAAAGAATTGGAAAAACGTAAAGCAACTAATCGTATGAAAGATTATGCGCCTTACGAATACCAATTAAAATTTCATAAGACAGTTGCACAACAACGATTGCTTATGGCTGGTAATAGGGTCGGTAAGTCATTTTGTGGGGCTATGGAAATGGCGTACCATGTGACGGGTAACTACCCAACGTGGTGGGAAGGTAAACGATTTAATAGACCAATACGTGCTTGGGCTGGGGGAGTTTCAAATGAAACCACTAGGGATGTTTGCCAAAAAGAACTTATCGGCCAACCAGACGATCCTTCCGCAAAAGGTACTGGTTCAATACCATTAAACAAAATTGTAGATACTGTTAGAAAAGCGGGTGTACCTAATGCATTAAACTCTGTAATTGTTAAGCATATTTCTGGAGGTAATTCTAGGATTGGTTTTAAATCTTATGATATGGGTAAAGAAAAATGGATGGGTGAAAGTGTTGATGTAATCTGGCTTGATGAAGAACCACCAACTCCAATATATACACAATCATTAACCCGTACAGCCGATAAAGGTGGTATTGTTTATATGACATTTACACCAGAAAGCGGTATGACAGAAACAGTTGCACAATTTTTAAATAATTTACGTAAAGGACAAGCATTAATTACAGCAGGTTGGGATGATGCACCACACATGACACAAGAAGTTAGAGATCAAATTTTAGAAGCATTACCACCCCATGAAAGAAAAATGCGTGAACGTGGAATACCACAATTAGGTTCTGGATTAGTATTTCCTGTAGCAGAAGAAGATGTTTTAATTGATGAATTACAAATACCAGATCATTGGCCCAAAATTTGTGGTTTAGATTTTGGATGGGATCACCCAACAGCCGCAGTATGGGTTGCTTGGGATAGAGATACAGATACAGCTTATGTTTATGATAGTTATGCTATGAGGCAAGAAGCAGTACCTATTCATGCATCAGCAATTAAAATGCGAGGTAAATATATACCTGTAGTTTGGCCTATGGATGGAAGACAAGCTGATAAAGGTTCTGGTAAAAGTTTAACACAACAATATCGTGAAGAAAGTGTTAATATGACTAGAGAACATTTTAGTAATCCACCTGCTAATGGACAAAAAGAAAATTCTGGAGGTAACTCCGTAGAAGCTGGTGTTCAAGAAATATATACTAGGTTTAAAACACAAAGGTTGAAAATTTTTAAAAATCAAGGTAAACTACTAGAAGAATTGCGTATGTATCATAGAAAAGATGGTAAGATTGTACCAGCTAATGATGACGTAATATCTGCAATGAGATATGCAGTTATGTCGTTAAGAAAAGCTAGAACAAAATCATATGAAAGATTACAAGTGCAATCAGAACATGAATTTAATATATTTAATTAATAAGGAAAAAAATGGGATTTTTAAGAAAAATTATAAAAACAATTAGTAGAAAACCAAAAGCACCAATTCAAGTTGTAGAATCAAAAGCACCACAAACTGCTGTATCAGAAGCACCAACAGATATAACTGAAAAAAAAAAATTAACAATGGGTTCTAATTATAATTCACAAACTATTTTAACTTCTCCTGTTGGTGATGAAGGTGAAGCAAATGTTTCCAAAACTATTTTAGGTGGCGGAAAAAAGAAAAAAATTAAAGCATAATTTATGGTTGAAGTCGTAACAAACGACAAATGGAGAAAACCAATTGGTAATTATCTAAAAAAAAAATGTCATATATCTGCTGACATACAAGATGAATTTTCTTACATTGGTTTTATAGAAAATGATAAAATATTAGGTGGATTTTTATTTACTGATTATGATGGCCATAACATCTACGTTCATTTAGCTATAGAAAGTCCTAGATTATTTACAAGAAAACATATAAGATACGTTTTTGACTACGGTTTTAAACAAATTAACTGTGGTCGTATGACAGCCGTTTGTAAAAACGGATATAAACGTAATGAACGTATTTTATCTGGAACTGGTTGGAAAAAAGAAGGCGTAATTAGACAAGTTATGAAAATAGATAATAATTTTGTTGATGCGGCTATATACGGTATGTTAAAAGAAGAATGTAAATGGATTTAGGAGAATAATTATGGGCGGAAAATCAAAACCACAAATGCCACCACCAATAGATACATCTGTTACTGATAAAACTGAAAAAGCAGAAGCAAAAGTAGCGGCAGAAAAAGAAAAAATGTTAGGTATGAAAAAAAAAGGTCAATATGGAACTATTTTAACTTCTGGTATAGGCGTTGAAGAAGAAGCTACTACAAGTAAAACAGTTTTAGGTGGCGGAATAAAATAACATGGCTTCATACGAGTATATAAAAAAACGTCTTGGCTCTATGGAAGAAAGTAGAGGCACATGGGAAACTCATTGGCAAGAAATTTTAGATTATGTCATGCCAAGAAAAGCAGACGTTATTACTTTAAGAACTAAAGGCGAAAAAAGAACTGAAGTATTGTATGATAGTACAGCAATAACTGCAAACAATTTATTAGCCGCTTCATTACAAGGAACACTTACATCTCCATCATTAGCATGGTTTTCAATTAAATTAAGAGATGAACAATTAAATCAAAACAGAGAAGTTTCTTTATGGTTAGAAGATACTGCAAAAAGAATGTATGATACTTTTAACGAAACAAATTTTAATACTGAAGTACATGAATTATATCTTGATCTTTGCTCAATAGGTACTGGTGCAATTTTTGTTGAAGAAGGTAAAAGAGGTTTTGATACAGATGGTATTCATTTTAATTGTTTACACATTGCAGAATATTACATTCAAGAAAATATAAATGGTAAAGTTGATACACTTTACAGAAAATACAAATTAACAGCTAGACAAGCTGTTCAAGAATTTGGTGAAAAAAATTTAGGCGAAAAAGTTTTAAAAGCCGCTAAAGAAAAACCAGAAAAAAATTTTACATTTATTCATGCAGTAGAACCAACAGCAGATTACGAAAGAGCAATTGGTAAAACTGCAACTAAATTACCATTCCATTCTTGTCACGTTTGTGAAGAAGATAAAATGGTTGTTAGAACAGGTGGATACAATGAGTTTCCATATTTAGTACCTAGATGGTCTAAAGCAACAGGTGAAATTTTTGGAAGATCACCAAGTTATAATGCATTACCAGATATTAAAACTTTAAACAAAGCAGTTGAGATTGGATTAAAAGCATGGGCTAAAGCAATTGATCCACCATTACTTGTTCAAGATGATGGTGTAATTGGTAGAGTTAGAATGACACCTGCTGGAATAACTGTAATTAGAAATGACGGTGCTGTTAAACCATTACAAATTGGTTCTAATTGGCAAATAACTGACATGAAAGAAAACCAGTTAAGAACTGCAATTAGACAAGCATATTATTCAGATCAATTACAATTACAAGAAGGCCCACAAATGACAGCAACAGAAGTTCAAGTTAGATATGAATTGATGCAAAGATTATTAGGGCCAACATTAGGTCGTTTCCAATCAGAATTTTTAAATCCATTAATTGAAAGAGTATTTGGAATTATGTTTAGAGCAGGTGCTTTAATGACAGCACCAGATGTAATTAGAGATACTACAATTGATGTAGAATATGTTGGGCCATTAGCTAGATCACAAAGAATGGAAGAAGCAGTTGCAATTGAAAGATTATATCAATTAGCTATGAATATTGCGCAAGTTGATCCTGCTATTATGGATAACATAGATCACGATAACGCAATTAGAATGAGAGCAAAATTATTAGGTGTACCAAAAACTGTTATGAGAGGTACTGAACAAGTTGAAGAAATGAGAGCCGCACAAGCAGAAGCACAACAACAAGCGGCAATGGCACAACAAGCACAAGCACAAGCACAAGCTATGAACACACAAGCTGACGCAACTAAAAAATTAGCTGACCCTAATGTACAATCAGCAATGTCTGATATGGTAGATGATATGGGTATGGCCGATATGACGGGATAATATGGCAAAAGATCAAGACAATGATCTAAAACAATTAAAACAACAATACAAAATTACATTTTCATCTAAAGAAGGTGAGAAGGTATTAGCAGATTTAACGTCTGCTTATTATCATAGGAGTTCATTTATAAAAAATGATCCCCATGAAACATCATACCGTGAAGGACAAAGATCGGTATTAATCAGAATAATAAATCTATTAAAGGAGGATAAAAATGTCTGATGAACAACAAACGACCACAACTGACAATTCAGAAACAGTTATAGCTAACCAAATACAAGAAACAGCTAATACAGTTCTTGGATCAGAAAGTGATAATCAAAACGATTGGAAGTCATCACTATCTGAAGATATAAAAAACGATCCAACACTTGCTAACTTTAAAGATGTTGAAGGTCTTGCTAAAACAGTAATACATCAACAAAAAGTTTTAGGCAGTAGAGTACCTATTCCTAAAACAGATGAAGAAAAAGCAGAACTTTATAATAAATTAGGAAGACCAGAAGACCCTAGTAAATATGAAGTTAATGTACCAAATGAAATGGCTGAATATATTAAAAAAGATGATATTGACCAATTCAAAAATGTTGCACATAAAATTGGATTAAATAATGACCAAGTAAATGCATTAATGCAATATCAAATTGATGCAACTAAAAATACTTTAAACAATGAAGGTGCTGTTATGGCTGAACAAAAAACACAAGCAGAAGAAGTGCTTAAAAAAGAATGGGGTTATGACTATGATAAAAATGTTAGAGCCGCAGATAGAGCATTAAATGTTTATGGTGATGATGAGTTAAGAACTCTTTTAACTGAAACATCTGCTGGTAATAATCCTGCTGTTTTAAAATTTTTAGCAACTATTGGTAAAGAAGTAACAGAAGATATGGCTCAAAATACTACTAACAATAGATTAGCTACATCTCCATTAGATGCTAAAGAAGAAATTAATAATATTATGGCTGATACAAGTCATGCTTATTTTGATCCATCACATCCAAACCATGAAATTGCTGTAGAAAAAATGCGACAATTACATGAAAAAGTATATGGTAAATAAGTCACAACTGTGATATTATTACAACAGTAAGTTTGCCCGTAAGGACAACAAACTTCCAAGTCATGTTGACTATAAAACCGTGTTGATTGTATCGTTATTACAATAAGGTTTCCCGTAAGGATAAAGACCGATTAATGAGAATATGGTTTAATGCATTTGTATTATACCCCCTATTCTTAACTTTTAAATAAGGACTAAAAACATGAGTACACAAATAACAACAGCTTTTGTAGAACAATACAAAAGTAATGTGTTTCATCTAGCGCAACAAAAAGGTTCTAGATTAAGAGGTGCGGTGAAATCTGAAACAGTAACAGGTACATCTCACTACTTTGAAAGAATTGGCGCTACTGCGGCACAAGTAAGAACAACTAGACATTCAAATACTCCACAAATTAACACGCCTCACTCTAGAAGAAAAGTGACACTTGCTGACTACGATTGGGCTGATTTAATTGACCAAGAGGATAAAGTTAGAATGTTAATTTCACCTCAATCTGAATATGCGAAAGCTGGTGCTTACGCTATGGGTAGAGCAATGGATGACGCAATTATTGCGGCCGCTTCTGGCAATGCATTTGGTGGAGTAGCTGGTGCTACTTCTATTGCATTACCTGCTGGTCAAAAAATTGCAGTAGGCACTACTTCTTTAACAGTTGCAAAACTTATTGCGGCTAAAGAAATTTTAGATGCTTCTGACGTTGATCCAGATGAAACTAAATACTTAGTTTGTTCAGCTAAAGAGATTACTTCTCTATTAGGTGATGACAAAGTAACTTCTGCTGACTACAATAGTGTTAAAGCACTTGTTGCAGGTCAAGTAGATACTTTCATGGGCTTTAACTTCATCAGAACTGAAAGAATTGCGGCTTCTGGCGGAGATAATCTAGCACTTGCGTTCACTCAATCAGCTATTGGTCTTGCTTTAGGTAGAGATATCCAAACAAAAATATCTGAAAGAGATGACAAAAACTACGCAACTCAAGTATTCCTATCAATGACAATTGGTGCTACTAGAGTTGAAGATGAAAAAGTTGTAGAAATCGCTTGTAACGTATAATACGTTATTGATTTTTACATGGGGGCGTTGCAATATACGCCCCCTTCATATATATTAAGGAAATTATGGCTACAGAAGTATCAATTTGTTCAAACGCATTAAGAAGATTAGGTGATGATCCTATTACATCATTAACTGATGATACAGAAAGAGCCAGACTTTGTAATTCATTTTATACAGATGCAAGAGATGCAGTTTTAAGATTACACACTTGGAATTTTGCGGCAACAAGAGCATCATTAGCAAAATTATCAACAGCACCTTCTTATGGTTATGCTAATCAATTTTCATTACCTTCAGATTGTTTAAGAGTATTAAGCATGGAAGAACCACATTTTATTTTTAAAGTAGAAAACGTAGCTACACATGGTAGAGTATTATTAACAGATGAAGGCACAGCAAACATTATGTATGTTGCTAGAATTACTAATCCTACTTTATTTGACAGTATGTTTGTTGATACATTAACTGCAAAATTGGCAACAGATTTAGCATATCCAGTTACAAATTCTGTTCAATTACAAACCCAAATGCAGAAACTCTATGAATATAAACTTTCGGAAGCCCGTAGTGTTGATGGACAAGAAGGATTTATTGATGATCTTGTTTCTGACACATTTACAACTTTCCGAAGATAATGGCTAGAGTACATCCTTTTCAAACTAATTTTACTGCTGGTGAATTAACACCTAAACTTGCTGGTCAAATTGATTTTAAAAAATATAATAATGGTGTTGAGATTATGGAAAACATGACAGTATTTCCACAAGGCGGCGCATCAAGAAGATATGGTACAAGATTTGTAAAAGAAGTAAAAGATAGTTCTAAAGTAACTAGACTTATACCTTTTGAATTTAATATAGAACAATCTTATGTATTAGAATTTGGAGATCAATATATTAGATTTTATAAAGACAATGGGCAAATAACTTCTGGTGGATCAGCTTACGAAATAACAACTCCATTTACAGAAAGTATGTTGTATGAAATACAATTTACACAATCAGCAGACGTTATGTACATTGTACATGAAACATTAAAACCTAGAAAATTATCAAGAACAGGCCACACGTCTTGGACACTTACAGAAGTTAATTTTCAAAATGGGCCTTATTTAGATGCTAACGAAAGTAGTATAACATTTACATCATCACATACAGGTGTTGGTACAGGTAGAACATTAACTGCATCTGGAACTGCATTTGGATATGAAAATAATGGTTTTCATTCTTCTGATGTTGGAAGATTAATAAGCATGAAAGATGGATGGGGTGTTATTACTACCTATACTTCAGCAACAGTTGTTACATGGGAAATAAAAAAAGATTTAGGTTCTGCAACTGCTACAACTGATTGGGCATTAGGCACTTGGTCTGAACACACAGGATATCCTAAAACAGTTTCATTTTTTGAACAAAGATTAATATTTGGTGGAAGCACATATTACCCACAAACAATATGGGCATCTGAAAGTGGTTTTTATGAGCATTTTCATGCAGGTGATGGTAGTCCAGCAGATAGTTTTATTTATACAATTGCCGCAAACAAAGTTAATACAATAAGATGGTTAGCACCCGCTAGAGATTTAATTGTTGGTACAGCAGGTGGTGAGTTTAAAGTAGGAAGACCAACTGGTGAGCCTTTACAACCCGACAACGTACAAATTACACAACAAACTACATATGGTGGTTACAGTACACAACCTATTCAAATTGGTAACGCTATCTTGTTTGTACAAAGACAAAGAAAAAAAATTAGAGAATTAGCATATAGATTTGAAGATGATTCATATTTAGCACCAGACATGACATTACTTGCAGAACACATTACAGGTAATGGAGTAGTTGATGTTGATTATTCACAAGAACCACAAAGTATTTATTGGGCTGTTAGACAAGATGGAGTATTATTAGGTTTAACTTATCAAAGAGAAGAAGATGTTGTTGCTTGGCATAGACATATTATTGGTGGTTCATTTAAACAAACATTTAATGCCGCATCTAATGTAACATCTAAAACAACTGATCCAAATTATAATGGTTACGTTACAATAACAAATCATGGTTTTAGCACAGGTGATAAAGTTTATTATGATGCAAATGGTGGAACTAAAATAGGTGGATTACAAGATAAAAATTATTATTATGTTATTTCAGTTAATGCTAACACAATTGAATTTGCAAATAGTTATGAACAAGCAATAGATAGAACTGTTTTACAAATATCAGCAGGTGTTGGAACTCATAGTATATCTGCACCATCTAAAGTTAAATCTGTTTGTACTATTTCTGAAGATTTAGAAAATCAAACATGGGTTATTGTTGAAAGAAAAATTAATAATAACATTGTAAAATACATAGAATATTTAGATGATAAATTAAATATGGATAGCGGATTATCTACAACTGTAAATGCTGATAGTTCAACTATAACAGGTTTAGATCATTTAGAAGGTGAAAGTGTACAAATACTTATAGGTGATGCAGTATTTCCAAATCAAACAGTATCAAGTGGATCAATTACTATTAGTTTACCAGCAAATACAGGTTACAAATCATTAGAAATTGGTCTTGGTTATATTTCACAACTTAAAACTATGAGAGTAGAAGCAGGTGCATCTGCGGGTACTGCACAAGGTAGAAAAAAAAGATATAATGAAGTATTGGTAAGATTACACAAAACCGTTGGTATAAATATAAATGGTGATCAATTACCATTTAGAACATCATCTACACCAATGGGTCAAAATATTGCAGAATTTACTGGCGATAAAAGGGTAATTAATTTAGGATGGGATAGAGATGGACAAATAATTATAAAACAAGAACAACCTTTACCAATGACGGTATTGGGGATAACAGGAACATTAGTAACAAGTGATTAAGGAGTAAAGTATGGGGATTTTCAAATGATACCTTTTTTAATAGCGGCTAGTACAGCAGTTACCATTATGGGTCAAAGACAACAAATGAAACAAATTAAAGCCAATGCGGCTTGGAATAAATATGAAAATGAATTGTCATTTCAATATGAAAAACAAAAAAAATTAAAAGAACAAGCAAAATTAATGTCTGCACAAAGAGCAAGAGTAGGTGCTAGTGGCGCACAATTTAGTGGTTCACCTTTAATTATAGCTAATGCAGATTTTGAAGAATTTGAAAATGATATGTTTTTTTTAGAAAAAAGAATATTTGTTAAAAATGCGGCAATAGATACAGAAACAACTGGATTACTTACTGCACAAAAATATAAAATGGGTCAAACATTGTTATCTGCTGGTATGGATTATGCAGGTTATAAACAAGGTCAAGAGGCGGCAGAAAAAGGTATTGGTTAATGGTTTATCTAGTAAAAGTTTGGGAACATGATACAATGATATTTGAAGGATACACAAAAAAAATACCAAAAGCAGGTCAAGACTTTAAGGCTTTTAAAACTACTAAAGATATAAATGGTGCAGTAAAAAGTCATAGTTTTAGCCCTGCTCAATATAGGATTACATATGAAGATACCAAGATATAGAAGTGAAGATGGTACTACTATTAATAGTGGTAGATCATTAACTACAGGTACTCAAACAGGCGGTGCTGTTGCTGAACTTGGTATGACTGCAATGAACAAAGTTACAGAATACGCTAACAGAAAAAACTCTATTGATGCTAAATTAAGAAGATTAGATATTAATACAAATAAAGATTTATCTACAGCTATGATGTATGGTAAAACTTCTAATTTTCAAAATTCATTACAAACAAGAGAAGATTTTTTAACTCCAGATAATTGGCTAGTAGATTATGACAAAAATGCGGCAGGATGGGAAAAACAATTTAAAGTTGGATTAGATGAGCAAACTTGGAAAGAATATCAGCCTCTATATTATCAAAAGTTTTTTGAAGCTAGAAATGATGTAGTTAAAGCAGTTAATAATCAAAAACTTAAAAACGCAGGTCATGCTTTTAATGAAGCAAATACCGCATACAAATCATCTGTAGAACAATCTACTTCATTATCACAAATAGAAGCACAATATGAATTATATACAGAATTACATTTAAAGAAAAATGTAGAAACTAATTTGTTTGATAAAGAAACTTTTAATGAAGTTAAAGAAACAACTAAAAATTGGACAAATGTAAAATACGGAATGTTACAAGCCACAAAAGATTTAATTATTAAATCACCTAATGGTAGCCAAGAAGTTGATTGGAATAATGTAACTTCAAGACTTAAAAACAAAAATTTTAAAATGGTTGATATTGAAGGTAAAGAATTAACTGTTGATGATGATTTAAGAAAAGAATTAATTAAACAAGCACAAGATGAATTTACAAATCAAAATTCATTACACACAAAACAAAAAGAAGAAAAAGATAAAATAACTAAAACAGATTTTGTAAATAGAATTATTGGTTTAGAAACTGGTACTAAAGAAGGTCAAGAAAATGCTAAAAATTTTATGGCTGATTTAGAAAATTCAGATTTAAAACCAAGCACAAAATTATCTATGAGAACTGCTTACAATGCCGCTTTAAATAATATGAAAAGCGGTAAGAATAGTTGGAATAGTGTTGAAGGCAATCAAGCATTAGCAATGACTACTTATTTAATTGGTTCTGGTGCTATGGATACTGAAAAAGAAAGAGAAGTTATATTTGATTTAATGGCTAAAGGTTTACTAGAACCTAAAACAGCAATGAGTTTATATAAACAAAGTGGTGAATTAACAAAAAGCAGAAACTCATACAAAAAAGATATTACTACAAAAGCTACATCTATGTTGATGAAAGAAATAGGTGCTGATGAAGGTGTGTTAGGAATGTTAAATAGTTTACAACAATTACCAGCAGAAGATAGAACAAGTGCTTTATTAAGCGCATTAGATAGTGGAAAAATGACACAAGAAGCATACAATGCTATGAACAATATGTATAGATTACTTGCTGAAGGTGAACGTAAAGGATTTACATATGAAAATATGTTAGTCAATAGAAGACATCCAAATTACATTTTAAATGATTTAATTGAAACTTATAAAGGTACTGTAAGTGATGAAAGATTAAATGAATTACAAAATAAAATTAAAGGTATTGTTGGCCCAACAGCTACAGACCAATCTTTTTACATTATGCCTACTGAATATTTTGTAGGTAAAACACCAAGCAATGCTAATCTTGTTATGCCTCCAAGAAACGAAGGTGAAGATGTTATTACTTATTTAAAACGTGCTAAAAAATTAATTAAAAGAACAGATGGATTACCTAGTGTTATTACTGGACAAAATGTTGAAACATTAGATGTATCTGATTTGTTTATAATGCCAGACTTTGAATAACTATGAAAATAACAGCTTTACAATTATCACAAGCTGGGTTTGATGCAGACACAGTAAAATCGTATGTTGATACCCAAATACCTCTTTTAGAAAAAGCAGGATTTAATAAAAAAGAAATATACAATAGTTATGGTATAGTACCTATTAAATCTAATTCATTATTAGATACTGATATGCAGGAAGACACAACTGCTATTACAGAAAATCAATTACCTTTAGGTAAAAAAACATCATTAATGAAATTACAAGATGATGAAAATGCTAACACAATTAAATCTAATAAAACATCTGACGGTAAATATAATCTTCAAAATACTACATTTGATTTATTAAAAAATGAAGATCAAGCTAAAATTGTAAATAAAATAGATGAAGCATATAAATTATTTAAAGAAGATGAAGATGGTAGAGTAGGATTTATAGATAACTGGATGGAAAAATATTATCCAAACATAGCATATGAAAAAGAAAAATTTAAAGGTAGTATAGATTTAACTTTAGCAGAAAGTGCATTAAATGATGAGCAAGTTAAATTACTAGAAAACGCACAAGCTAAAGATGCTATTGCAGGTAATTTTGGTTTTAATCAAGAAACAGGTAGATATCTTTTTGATACAAATTTTGAACAAGCTGAAGATGAAAGAAAAGCTAATGAACCTGTTAATGTATTACATACAGCTTTTTCTACAGGTGCTAACTCAAAAACAATATTAGAATATGCTAAACAAAATTATGAATTTAATGATATGCAAATTATGTATCTTAATGAGTTCATGTCATTTGTTTCAGCCTTAGAAAGTAATAATAGAAATATTTACAATGCAGATGGTAGTGCTGGTGGTTTATTTCAATTTAGAAAAAGTGGTTTTAGAACTGCTTTAAATAGATTTGTAAATATAAACAGAAAAATAAATAAAGATTATGAATTGCCTTATTGGGTAACAGAAGCATTTAAACATCAAGACCCAACAAGATTATCACCAGATGAACAAAAATCTTTAGCATTATCTAATTTTTTAGAAATGCCTAAAAGCACAAAATACAATCGTGCTGGTTCAGATCAATTAATTAAAGCAATTGCTAATGGTGATGTTGATGCAATGAAAAAATTATACATTGAATATCATCATGCTGATTATGAAAAAGTAGAAGATATAGAAGCAGGTGTAGGACAAGAATATAGACTTGTGGACAATAAACAATTGAAAGACAGAACTGATCAATATTTTGATAAATTTGGTACAGATAAATATGATTATGAAACTGCACAATTAGCTTATTGGGGTAATGACAATATTGTAACTAAAGCATTAGAAAAATTACCTGCAAATGTTGGTGATAAACTTTTAAATGCTTTTGGTGGTAAAGGTTATTACAACGTATTTACAAATGGATACGAACAATCTGTTAATGGTATGTTAGATAGATACTATCAAGTATTTATTGATGATCCTAATGCTGATCCTAAAGAAGCAATACAAAAAATATTTATGTATCAAGAACAAAGATTTGATAAAGATATTGTTGCATCTGCTGTTACGTTAGTAAATGATTTACCATTTATGGCGGCAGGTTGTTTTGCGGCAGGTGGTACAGCTTTAGCTGGAAGTTTGGGTTCAGCCGCACCTGCGTTACCTATTATATGTGGTGCTGGTGGTTTTGCATTACCAGAAGTTATTAGATCATCTTACATGAGAGCAATAGAAGATAATTTTGTAGGATCATTTTCAGAATTTTTAAGTCATTACATGGATAAAAAAACAGCATTAGTTGCTGGTAAATCCGCAGTAATTGGTGGTGTTACATTTGGCGCTGGTGCAAAAGTTAAAGCATTAACAGGAAGTACAACAGCTAGATTAGCTACAGAAGTAGGAGTTATGACTACATTAGGTGCGGCATTAGAAGGTCATGTACCTACAATGAGAGATTTTGCTCATGCTACGGTCTTGGTTTTTGGAATACATGGATCAATACGAGGTATGAAGATGTTTAAAGATATTTATACTGAATACGGCAGACACCCTAGAGATGTAATTAAAGACATAGAAAAAGATGTAACTGTTAGACATCAAATAGAAAATGGTCAAATGCCAACTATTTATGAACAAGGTGCTAAAACAGTTGTAAAAGGATTAGAAAAACAATCTAATATTAAATTATTACCTCCACCAAAATTTAAAAACAATGAAATTGTTAATGTATCTACATCTTCTACAGAAGTTGGTAGAGTAATTGGTAAAGAAACAATTGGTAATGAAAAAGTTGTTATAATTGAAAAAACAAATGGTGCTAGAATACCAGTATTAGAAAGTGAAGTTAGAAAAGCACCAAATAAACCTATTGAAGTAAAAATAGAAGGTGACAAAATTAATATAAATTTTGCTAAAGATACATCATTTGCTGAAAGAAAATCTAATGGTGAATTTAATGTTAATGTTGTTGAGGTTACAAAAAATAAACAAAATATTTATACAGAAAGTACATTTAAAAG